GTTCCATACTGCATTTAATTTATCTGATACCCCAAGGATTCATATTATAGGATGTGTCTATGAGTAATAAAGAGTTGATATTGTTGGGCACTACAAGATGGATTCAAAGTCCAATGCTCCCGGAAGTTAAGAAGGTATTAAGTGATATCAATACCTCAGAGTCTTATATTAATAGGGGTAGTGGGGAGGCTACCTCAAAACTAAAGGATCTCATTAAACGCCACCGAAACTGGATAAGCCCTATTATTGATGTGTCAGATTTCCCATATGCTTATATTACAAATGGAGTGACTGATGCTATTAACTTATGGAAACTGATTGATAAGAGACCATGGCAGATAAGATCTGGTGATTATAGTTGGCCTGCAATGATTGATCCATCAAACCCACCAGTAGATGATGATAATGCTGTATTGTATGTTAGTAACCCATCAGCAATCAACGGCAATGTAATTGATCTAGATAATATAACAGCTCCAGTTATATTGGATTGCACCTACATCGGTGCTATTAATGATCACCACACGATCACAGTGCCCCCTAATACAGAGCAAGTGATGTTTGGTTTTTCAAAGGGATGGGGAGTCATAGGCCAAAGACTTGGAATTGTATATACTAAACACAAGCACCCAATACTCCATCCTCTGCAGATGGTAGAATGTTGGAATTATTTGAGTGTAGATATTATGGACCAAATTATAAAGAGTTTTCCTATAAACTATCCACACTATAATTACTCAAATATACAAAATACTCTATGCGATAAATTAGATTTAAAGGCAAGTGACACTTACTTTATTGGACTTACAGATGATGCTAAGGTTAAGCATATGAGACGAGCAGGTAAAGAAGCTAGGCTTTGCTTAACCCCATTAATACAGAGAGATATATAAATGAGAAACAAACATGAGTTGCCACCATTTGGTGAAATAAAGCATATACCCATTGATCATGATCGACTTATGGAATGCCTCATGGGATATCCGGCTGAATATACAGATGTAATATCAGCTAATCCTGCTTTATGCATGAATCACAAAGCACTAGTAGATTCTGTATACGACTCCTTTGGGCAGATTAACTTGACCACAGTGGATCCATCTAAGCTAATGGAGCCAACCACCGACGTCAAAGAAAGAATTAGGCGCCGAGAAGAACGGTTGTATAATATCCCCACTACAGAATACCAAGGGTCGTATTTTGAACAACTAGTCAATCAGTTCTCCAACCAGGCCATGAGAGTTAGGATAACTAGGTTAGATGTTGGTAAGGATATACCGTTCCATATAGACTATGACCCAACTTATGCTACTAGAATAATAATCCCTATTATCACCAATCCAGATGTTGCTAATTTGTTCAAGGTTAAGGGTAAGTTAATTAGCTGTCATTTGGATGAGGGTAAGGCATACTTTTTGAATACAGGATTTCCACATTCAGTTGTAAATAGTGGATCAACCGCCAGAATAGCTTTGATGTTTAGCTTGGAGGGCCAAGATGACTTGCGATACCTATGAACTATATCAAGATGTAGTCAACACAGGGGCGGCTATCATTTATGGGCTGGATCTTGATGAGAACCAATTTGCTGATATGATGAATCAGTTTGGTGATCCAGAGACCCCCGGGCTGTTCATGAACTCCAAGCAAAACCCCGAAATCTTCTACGTTACTAATGAAAGAGATCAAGAGGGTTCTAAGATAGGTATGTTTGGTGGAGGAGAGCTTGGTTGGCACTCTAATGGAAATTCCAGACACAACAATACAAAAAACTTGGTTGGATTATACTGCGTTGAAGGAGATCCAAACACCACATTGAGCATTTGCAACACATCCATGGTCATAGATACTATTAGTCAGGATGAAATGGAATATTGGAGATCTATTAAGATTGGCCTAAAATTCCAAAATAATACAATGTATAATCTGGATGATGATGACCCTGAGTTGGAGTTTATGTCAGCCAACAGAGGGAGTATTAGACGACTCATTGGTACCCATCCAATCACAGGAGCGGAGTATTTCTACTTCCCGTATCATTTCATACAGAATGCCTGGATCGGGCACAAAAAAATGTCAGCAGATGGATTGGCGGATATGATTGAACGAGTACAAACCATCTTATTCAAGTCGCGGTATATGTTCCACCATATATTCAAAAAAGGAGATTTGTTATTGATGGATCAGCTGCTCACTTTGCATAGAAGAACCCCAGTGATGGGCCCTAGATTGTTATGGAGGGTAGCAAGTGACTATTCGAAAATTTAAACTTGATTATGATTGGGGGGCACTTGTATCTGAATTGGATGAACTATTTCCACTTGATACATATTTGTATCATGACGAACATCCTAATCCAAATGGTGTATACTATTACAATATACCGGAATCAAAATTTCCTGTTCATATTAAGGAAGCAATCGAGCGTAGTATACACCATAAGATTAAATGTAAAGGTTGGATGTGGGATTGGCGATGTATGACTACAGAACTGCTAATACATACCGATACATTAAGATCCAGCAGCTCAGATTGGAATGTCGATATATTCGAGAATGATCCGAGCGTTATAGGTCGGCCTCCTATCACTGTCAATATTGCAATGGAAAACGATTTCCGATTAGACGTCCAGAACCAAAAGACTAAAGAATGGGAAAGTGTAATATATGGTCCTGGCGATATTGTCGTGTTTAATAATAACACACAGTCACACGGTGGTAATGCATTAAACGATCTAGAAAATATACCTCGCCGATCCTTGAATTGTTATATTGACGGTGATGACTTATTCGATGACGAAGAATACTGGAACGTATCATCAATTAATGTTCCATGGCCTACCATAACAACCAAGATAGAAGACGGTCAGAAAGTGCCTCTTCAAGAGAATTATAGCTTCGATGATATGGCCTACCTTGATTCGCCGGAGGCATATTCAATATTCGAGACTCAGGCAGATATTATCATTACGAAACAGTGTAAGGGTATCGTCGATGTAGGTTGTCGCCATGGTCCGGTATTGGACATACTCCACAGTAAAGGTTATACCGATTTTGAATATATGGGATTCGATACATCAGAAGAACCCATTCATATAGCTATCGAGAAATGGAAATCCCACGATAACATAGAGTTCAGATGTGAATCCTGGAATGATATGGCATCATTTATGGTAGATTTTGATGTAGATCAGGTTATGTGGAGTGGTGTACTTCTCTATATGCCAAACGATCATTTTAAATTCTTCAAGAAGATAGTATGTGATTTATATAAAAGCCCCAATGCTATCATACAGGAACCTATGACCGCCCAACGACATTGGGCCCCAGGTCTAGTATTGAACAGAATCTCTGACGATTTTGATAAATATAAGAGCACATTCAAACAATTCAAAGAGACTAAATTAGATTGTGAGATATTTGCGGGAAGACGTGTAATCGTGGATGTTACGATATGAATATAATAGGTGTATCATTCAGTTACTCTAAGGACTCTATGGGTGCGAGAGGTTTATCGCTTATGGATCATCATTTGAAATTCTCCGACATTATCCATATTGACTTCCCGTTATGCGATTCAAATAATCCTAATGGCGAAGTTCCTGTTGAAGTTGATTCATTTAATAAGAAAATAGAAGCCGCCGATATACTTGTCTTCTCTATACCTGAATCAACAGGACATTATTCTGCTGCATTCAAGAATGCAATGGATTGGTTGGTAGTGAAATCTAGTTTTAATGCAGATCTTGGGCAACAGTATTCCATATCCAATAAGGCTACCTACGTGATAACATTTACACCAGTGCACAAAGGTGCCGGACATCGTCATTTTGATATGACTCGTCATTTGTTATCGGATAAGATGGGCGCACATGTACGCGATATGTATGTAAAGAACCGATGCTGGGAACACGTAATACCGAATAATACCGAATTTGTGGGCAAAGAATGTACGCAGATACTAAACACAAAAATATATGCTCCTCCAGAGTCTAAAGAAAACATGACCGGAGAGGTACCTCTTTGGAATCAACAATATGCCGAATGGAATTTAAAATGGAAATAAACAATAAAGGCCTTTACATCTATAAAAATGATGACTTTGTTACCTATGAATTAGATAATGACAAGATCATACTATGTGGTGCACCTGGAGCATTTACACCTGGGTGTACACATAAACATTTGGCAGGATTTGTCAAAGCGATCGAACAATTTGCCGAATATAAAATAGTATTTGTTTCAGTGAATGATCCTTGTGTAATGGATGAATGGAATAAGATATATGGCCATTCTTCTATAGATGCCGTAGGTGATCCACTTGCGAAGTTTGTGACCGAGTTAGGTTACAGTCATGATTATGGGGATTCAATGGGTATTCGTTGTCATAGGTTTGCTGTACTTATTGAGAATGGTGTATTAGTCAAGACATTCAAGAGTCCATTTGCCCAGGGTGTATTGGCAGAGTTGCTGCCATGATAGACGGGCTTGCTGAATATCTAGATCTCGACTTTGATCTAGATATTTACAATATGATTTTTGACGAAGTCGCGCGCGACAAGATATCAAATACTTTTGGTAAGACTATGTGGCATAGCTTTGCATTAGAGGATAATAAGACAGGTATCGATACTACATATTCTAAACAATTCAAAACTATATTAGAGGTAATGAGGAGTGTACACCCCTATATGCAAAAAAGATCTACCGGATTTAATTATGCATCAAGTCCAGAGAAAGATCTATTTATACACACTGATGTCGATTACGACACAGAACACCCAAAACACTTTAATCTAATCATTCCGATATACGGCACTGCCGTGATATCATACTACAGAATGCTTGAAGATGAGGTCTGTTTACCTGAAATTAATGCGCATGGGTATGCATATTACCATGAATTCAATAATAGAACGGGTCCTGATTACGAAGCATTCAAGAAAGAACGTAAGATCGGAGAGATTATTGCAGATAAGCCGTTATTATTGGATACTAATATCATGCATGGTGTAGAGATTACAGAATCGCCGCGGGTTGCATGGTGCAGTCGTTGGAACAATATACCTAAACATCATGACTTTTATTCATGGAAACATAAAGTGGAAAGTGTGTTAGGATGAATTCAAATCTAAAATTGATGAAGTATTTTATAACAGGAACAAGAAGAGGTCTGGGTAAGGCGTTGAGTGACAAATTAGAGTGTGTTGATTCTCTTGAGGAATGCGATATATTCATTAACTGTAAACATGAAGGATTCGCGCAAGTGGATCTATTATATAAGGCAGCAAGGATGGGTGTTCAAATTGTGAATATAGGATCTGCTGCAAGTGATTGGACCAAGGGATATAAACCAGAATTCCGTTATGCAATCGAAAAGAAAGCGTTACGTGATGTGAATGATGCATTGTTCTGGGAAGGTATTCCTACAACAATTATTAACTTCGGATATTTTGACTCTGAACGGTCTGCAGACGTTGATAACCCAAAGATGGATCTTGCTTACTGTGTAGGTATCGTGGAGTGGGTACTTGAGCAACCATATAGATTAAAGGAAATCACCGTATGTCCATCGATATAGAAAGAATATTGTTAGAATTAGAAATTCTACCTGAATATGAAGAGCAAATATCGTTGCAGTCTGTGGAAGGTGTGGATGATCCTCTCTATGGTACAGGCCGACTCGCTAGTTTGAAACATGTTGAAGATGATTTTAACGTACCTATATTCGATATGCCATACACTAATTCTATCATTGCTGAATTAGGAATGACCCGTACTCGTGTAATGCGAATGAGATCTAAGACGTGCTATTCGTATCATCAGGATCCTACAATGAGAATACACATTCCACTCATCACAAATGATAGTTGCTTTATGGTGGTTGCTGATGAGATAATGAGATATCCTGCCGATGGATCTCATTATCTCATGGATACTACTAAAATGCATACTGCAGTCAATGCATCGTTTGAAGATCGCATTCATATAGTCGGGTGTATTGCTTCAGTTTGATATAGATGGCGGATGGCAAAGGTTAATTGAGGTTGTTGCAGATGGAAGTTTATTCAAAAACCCTTGAATGTGGATATAAAGTGATACCTTATATAACTGATGGTTCAGTTAATACTAATATATCAGCTGATGATTTCATGGTGTGTATGGATACATTGTTGGAATTGCAAATCGATAGTGTTGGTGATAGACTCACCAATAATTATAGGGTAGATAAGCTGAACCTAAATCAGATGGTTCTGTTTAACATAGTGGTCGATACATACAACAACCCCATACTTGTGTCTGGATGCCAACAACTATCTGATAATGTAATTAGAGTGTTTAGTCGATATTATAGTTTCACCCACTTTAGGACTGATGGATCTATTCTGTTGGATAAGATTGACAACTTTGATGAATTTAAGTATTCACTTGATCATATAGACGCAAAGTTGATAATATGGAGCAGGGATAGGGGCGGGGGTTTTTTCAAAAGATTGATAAGGTGCCGCGGGGACATATTTGGTGGTTGGATAATACACCCCACTGCAATAGCAATAAAATCCAAGGATAATAAGCAATTTATATTCTATACCGGAGATCCATCATATCTTTCTGAAATCACCGCTTGAAAATAGCATTGGCTAACCTACCTCCAGTATCCCACTTACCAAGCAGAATTCTTTTGTTATCGTTATGGTGATTCCGGTGATAACCTTCACCAGCAATCAACATATTAAGCCACATATTATTAGATGGTTGATTGCCCTTGTGTCCAAATGTATTAAGTAATCCAAATCCTATCTTAGCATGGATAAATGGAATTAAAGCAAAGGCCACAAGAAACTCAAATCCCACAAAAATGCTAATGATTATGCTAAATACCCAAAATGCAATAAACATTTTACCCCAATGATGGTGACAAAACAGTAACCTAGGATTTTTAAATAAATCTCTACAGAACCTTCGTGGGATTGTATTAATATTCCAGGTCGTAGTTAGTACCTGTAATTTTCCTTTATATGTTGGGGAATGTGGGTCTTTGGAGGTATCGCTATATGCGTGGTGCATCCTATGGGACGCTATCCATCCTATGGGAGTTCTAATGCAAGCTAACATCAATGTAGCTAATCCAATTACCTCAAACCACACTGGCACATTGAATTGCTTGTGGCAGTAATATCGGTGGAGTAATATAGAAGCTCCAAAATGTGATATCACGGTGCTCCAAACAAAACCAAATAATATTGCCCATATCATCGACGAATCTAATAACATCATTGTTCCTCAAAATGTGGGGGTTATAAATACATGCATATATATAGTTTTACATCAACTGAGGATCCAACATGGCAATTGTAAATTCGAGAGCTACATTAGAGGGATACTGTCTCAGACGGCTTGGTGATCCTGTTGTAGAAATTAACGTAGATCCTTATCAGATTGCAGATAGAATTGATGAAGCTCTACAATACTACCAAGAATATCACTCAGATGCTATCGTAAAGACTTATGTTAAACATGAAGTCACTCAAATAGATTTTGATAATAAGTGGATCGATATACCCGATCGGATAATATTTGTTAAAAATATATTTAGAACATCGGGTGTTGGTAGTGGTGGGAAGCTATTTAACTTCCAGTACCATTATAGAATGGAAGATATGTTATTACTTGGACATAATATGAACCTAGCTGATTGGATTCAGCGCGAGCAGTATGTCAGTCTAATCGATCAACAACTGAATGGGGCTGCACGGCTAACATTTAATAGACACATGAACCGTCTTCGAATTGATGGGACTTGGTCAACTGATTATCCGGTTGGTGCAATTATAGTGGTAGAGGGATATGAAACAGTTGATCCCGACACATACCCTGATGTGTATAATGATAGATTCTTGAAAAAGTATGCCACTGCATTAATTAAGCAGCAATGGGGGCAGAATCTGATAAAATTCGAAGGGCTGCTTCTGCCTGGTGGAGTTATGCTTAACGGCCGCCAGATATATGATGATGCTACTGCTGAAATTGAGCAGATTGAAGAAGCTATGCAATTGGCATATGAGATGCCTGTTGATTTTGAGGTTGGGTGAATAGATGGCAACTAATCCTTATTTTTCACAAAAGGTTTCATCTGAGCAAACTTTGATGGATAATATTATAATTGAATCCATCCAAATGTATGGCCAGGATGTATATTATCTTCCGCGCGATATCGTTCGCAGGGATACTATTATCAACGAAGACATTGAGTCTGAATTCAATGAAGCGTACATGATAGAAATGTATATTGAGAATATAGAAGGCTTTGAGGGAGAGGGTAATATATTCCAGAAATTTGGTATGGAAATCCGTGACGAATGCACTTTCATCGTAGCCAAAAGCAGATATAAATGTTTGGTGGGTGACTCCAGCAACGGAGTACAATCCACTCGACCAGTAGAAGGTGATTTAATATATTTGCCTTTGTCTCATAATGTTTTTGAAATAACATTTGTTGAACATGAACAGCCATTCTATCAATTAAATAACATCACCATGTTTAAATTGCGATGCGCTCTATATGAGCACAATGATGAGGACTTTGATACTGGTGTTGCTGTTATTGATAAGCTAAATAAATTTGCGTCAGCTATGGCAGTTAGGTATGGTGTAGTAACTGAGCCTCCTATTGAAGGTGTCCGATATTTCCAGAAAATTGGAAATACAGGTGAAACGATTTCTGGTAGAATAGTAGACGTTAAGCCCGATTTCATATACCTAACTGATGTAGAAACCTCTGATGGATTATATCACGAGTTCACTCAATCAGTGTTGGGTGACTATGACTCTTATCTATTAAAAGATATCAATGATTCGGGTGGGGATAGTATACAAATTACCAGTGTAGTTGATATGTCCTCACCAGACAATTCAGAACTATTTGAAAATGATCCTGGAGCACAAAACTCAGCATTTGAGGATGCCGCTCGGCCTATCATAAGTTTTGATGAAAATAATCCATTTGGGGAGCCATAATGTTAAAGCAACAGTGGTTTTATAATTCCACCATCAAGAATACTGTATCTGTATTTGGTACTTTATTTAATAACATTAATATAGTCAGGCATGATGGCAAAGGATCTGGTAATCCAGCAAAAGTGCCATTAGCCTATGGGCCAAAGAAAAAGTATCTAGCTCGTATTGATCAACAAGCTCGACTGGATGACCAACAAATAGCCATAAAGCTCCCAAGAATGTCATTTGAGATGACTAGTATTCAATATGATCCAGCTCATGTGATATCGCCATACTCTAATCAGTATGTGGGGAATGGACAATACACTAACTCTCCAGTTCCATATATTATATCAATGCAACTAAGTATTATCGCTGATAATCAATCTGATATGCTACAAATAGTAGAGCAAATTCTCCCAACATTCGCCCCGACCTATACAGTGAGTGCATATATCTACGAGGGGTATGATAGTTCAACTGATGTGCCAGTCACTCTGCAGAGTGTAGATTTGAATAATGATTATGAGGGGGATTTCCTCACGAGACAAACCTTGATATACACTCTTGATTTTGATCTTAATATAAACTTGTATGGTGGTTTGTTCAGTGGGAAAACAATTAAAGAGGTATACGTTGCATTCCGTGATAGTGATAATGGCAATTTCATATCTGGATTATCCGCAGAAGTAGATCCAAATACCGCTGAGGAAAATGATCCACATACAATAGTTGAAACGATAGACTTCTTTGATAAAAAAGAAACTATTACTATAGAATACTCAACACCAACAGGCACATTTCTAGCGAATCAGGATGTGCTAGGAACCGGGTCATTGACATCAGGTACAATATCAAGTATTGATGATGGGCTGTTAGAGATGACCTTAGTGTGGATAGATGGTATTTTTGATGAGGGTGAGTTAGTGACAACTCCTAACGGATCGTTCATAATCGAAGTGATTAAGGACTAATTTATGAGTAGTAGCGATGAGAATCTTCCAGCTAATGCAGTTGAAGAAGAGGACAATCTTCCAGCTAATGCAGTTGAAGAAGAGGCTAAGTTGTCAGCAGAAGCAGAAGCGGATTATGCGCTATCACGCCAAGTATATCGATCATTAATTGAGCAGGGTAACCGGTCGATGGATGATATGATAAAAGTCGCCCAGGAGTCAGAGCACCCGCGGGCCTTTGAAGTGCTATCTACTTTAATCAAGACTGTAGGAGATGTTACCGATAAGCTAATGGATCTACAGAAGTCGCGTCAAGATATTCTTTTAGCAAAAAACAAAAGGGGTGTTAGTGCTAGAGACGATAAGTCCCCTACAACCAATAACACTATGTTTGTTGGTACTACCCATGAGCTGCAACGGTTTATGCAAGAAGCACGAGAGAAGGATGTCACTCCAGATAACAATAATGAGGATTGAATATGAGTAATGTGGATCTCGTTACACAACAACCCAATTACAAATACAATAACAACGTAAAGAAAGATGGTGTTGTTCAAGAATTTACTAGGGAGCAGTTGGAGGATTATGCCAAATGCTCAGCGGATCCTGGATATTTTTGCAGAACCCATGTGAAGGTGATCCACCTTGACCGTGGATTGGTACCGTTTGATTTGTATGAATACCAAGATAAAATGTTTGATCATTTCAACTCAAACCGATTCAATATCATATTGGCCTGCCGCCAGAGTGGTAAATGTGGACGTTCTGATTCTTATATAGACATACGCAATAAGAAAACGAACTTGAAGGAGCGTATAAGTGTTGAGGATTTTCATGCAAGAATTAAAAACCATTTGTGAAACTATGCTAAACATTGATTATAATGGATTCAAAACCACAGAGGCTTTCCATGTCCCAATCTCTATCAGATAATACAGATCGTAAATTCATCGAGGAGTTTGATGTTTCAGACTATGAGATATTAACTGAAGATGGATATAAGGATATAACTTCAACCAAAAAAACTGTGGAATATGATGTTTGGCGCGTAGAGTTAGAAAATGGCCATTTCATTGAATGTGCTGATACCCATATATTAATCGATGATGATGGAAATGAAATATATGCTATGGATTCTATGGGTGTTAATATAGATACTGTTGACGGGATGTCTTGTGTCGCCAATGTGTGTAAAATAGACACACCATCAGAAAATATGTATGATTTGTCTGTTGATTCCGATGCCCACACTTATTATTCTAATGGTGTGTTAAGCCACAATTCAATTTCCTCATGTGCATATTTGCTGTGGTTTGCATTATTTCATTCGGAACAAACGATTGCGATATTAGCCAACAAGGGGTCTACTTCACAAGAGATGCTTGGTCGCATAACCTTAATGCTGGAGAACATTCCATACTATTTACAGCCAGGATGCAAGACTCTTAATAAAAAATCAATAGAATTCTCCAACAATTCTCGGATTATTGCATCTGCTACCTCCGGGTCATCGATTCGAGGATTTGCATGTAATCTGATATATCTGGATGAGTTTGCGTTTGTTGAGGATGCATCAACATTCTATACTTCAACATACCCCGTTATCACCTCTGGTAAAACTACCAAGGTAATCATCACTTCTACTGCAAACGGTGTAGGAAATCAATTCCATAGTATTTGGTCTGGTGCTATTCAAGGAACCAATAGCTACCTTCCATTCAGAGTTGATTGGTGGGATGTTCCTGGTCGTGATGATACCTGGAAGCAGGAAACTATTGCTAACACGTCCCAGCTTCAATTCGATCAAGAGTTTGGTAACAATTTCCATGGGACTGGTAACACTCTCATTAATGCAGAATCGCTACTTGAACTGAGATCAGCTGATCCTATATTAATCAGAGATCAGAATACAATGAAAGTGTATGAAGAGCCGAACAAAGAACACACATATATGATGATTGTGGATGTAGCTAAAGGCCGCGGTGCTGATTATTCAACTTTCAACATCATTGATGTGGCAACTAAGCCGTTCAAACAAGTCTGTGTATTCAGAGACAATACCATTTCTCCCATGCTATTTCCTAATGTGATATACAAGTGGGCAATGTTATACAACGAAGCTTATGTGGTAGTTGAATCGAATGATCAAGGTGGGTTAGTGTGCTCACATCTATACCACGATTTTGAATATGAAAACATGTATATTGAATCAGCTGCAAAGAATGCCCTTGGGATGACTATGAATAAGAAGACTAAGCGTCTGGGTTGCTCTAACATTAAAGACATCATCGAAAGTAGACAATTGGTGATATATGATTCTGAGACAATATCCGAATTATCTACATTTGAAGCAAAGGGTTCATCATACGCCGCCTCAGGTAACAACCATGATGACTTAGCCATGAACTTGGTTATGTTTGGGTGGTTCACCACCACAGATGTATTTAAGCATACCACAGACATTGATGTGCGTAAAATGCTGTATATGGATACCATCAAGCAGGTTGAAGAGGACATCGTTCCTATAGGATTTCTTGATGATGGTTATGGATCATCTGATCAATTCTTTGATGATGGTAGTGATTTTATGAGCGAGAGGAGAGGTTGGCAGGTTGTTGATATGAATGATATTATTGGTTGATGGGTTGTTCCTCAAATCAAGGAACTTATAAATAGTATCACGATTGAATTTTCTTACTTATAATGCATCTTATTCATTTATTCTATTGACAGAGAGGAACTACCATGGCGTTTCAACTAAGTCCAGGTGTTTCGGTTAACGAAATTGACCTAACAAATGTTGCACCTGCTGTATCATCATCTATTGGTGCGATTGCAGGAACCTTTAATGCAGGCCCAGTAAATCAGATTGTTACTATCTCATCTGAGAAGAACCTGATTGCTACATTCGGCCTACCAACAAACGATAACTATATCCCATTCTTTCAAGCGTCATCATTCTTGCAATATGGCCGAAACCTAAAAGTGGTTCGTGTAGCATCCGGGCATCTCAACGCCACAGCTGATAGCACTGGTCTTCAGATTAACAACGAAGATGCATATGATATAATCCAAGAAGCAGGTGCAACTAACGTTGGCATTTGGGCGGCGCGTCAGCCAGGAACTCTAGGTAACTCATTGAGTGTCGAAATATGCACCGCAGATTCGAGTGCATTCGATAGTTGGGATTACGCGTCAAGTTTTGATAGTACCCCAGCAACATCAGAATATGCAGCTGCTTTCGGTGGTGCTGATGATGAAATGCATATTATAGTAGTAGATAGCCAAGGCACTATTACAGGAACACCTGGTGCAATACTAGAGCGTTTTGAATACTTATCTCAAGCATCAGATGCCCGTAAAGATAATGGTGCAAATAACTATTACAAACGGGTTATCAACACTGAATCGAAATATATATTCTGGATGGATCATGACGCAGGTCTAACAAATGCAGGAAACGATTCTACAAATACCTTCGCGACATCCTCTGTTATCGTTGAGGTTCTAGGTGGTGGTGCTGATGGCAATGTAGTATCAACTGGAGATCTTCAACTAGGCCTAGATAAATTTGCAGACGCCGATACTGTTGATATCAACCTATTAATCGCGCCATTGGATGCAGCTACAGAATCCATTCTAGCAAAATATTCAATTGAAAATATTGCTGGAGTTCGTCAGGATATTGTGGCATTTGCGTCACCTCCTATTGCAGCTACATTAGGATCATCTACCCCTGCTGCAGATGTCAAATCGTTTGCTGATGCTATTAACTCATCATCATATGGGTTTGTCGATTCCACTGCAGTTAAAATGTACGATAAATATAATGATGTATATCGTTGGATTCCATCAAATGGCCATATGGCAGGTTTGTGTGCTAACGTTGATAATGTTGCCGATGCATGGGTATCCCCTGCAGGTGTCAACCGCGGTCAATTGTTGGGGGTGTCGCGACTAGCGTTCAATCCTGATAGAACTGCGCGGGATACATTATACAAGAATCGAGTTAACCCTATTGTGACTTTCCCTGGCCAAGGAACTTTCTTGTATGGCGATAAGACAATGCTCACTCGGCCGTCGGCATTCGATAGAATCAACGTGCGTAGATTATTCAACTTGCTTGAGAAATCACTTGCCACAGCTGCAAAATTCCAGCTATTTGAGATGAATGATGAATTCACTCGAGCTCAGTTCCGTAGTATTGCTGAGCCATTCCTGCGTGAAGTTAAGGGACGTGGTGGTATAACTGATTCTCTGGTGGTCTGTGATTCAACAAATAACACGGGTCAGGTAATTGATACCAATAGATTTATAGCAGATATTTATGTCAAGCCTGCAAGATCCATTAACTTTATTACTTTGAATTTCATTGCCACTCGTACTGGCGTTGAATTTTCAGAGATTGTAGGATAAGGAGCAAATTAAATGTCATTAAATATCGATGATTTCAAAGCAAAATTGATAGGTGGTGGTGCTAGAGCTAACTTATTCAAAGTAACAATGAACTTCCCTGGTTATGCTGGGGGAGATACTGAACTTACTTCGTTCATGGTTAAAGGCGCATCACTTCCAGCTTCAACATTAGAAGCAATTGCAATTCCATTCCGCGGTCGGCAGGCTTTTGTTGCTGGTGATCGGGCATTTGAGACACAGAGCTTTACAGTTATCAATGATAATGGGATGGAAGTTCGTAATGCTTTTGAGCGTTGGATGAATGCTATCAATCAACATAATAGTAACTTGGGTCTATCAAATCCGGTAGATTATGAAGTAGATTATACTGTTGAGCAACTAAATAAGAATGATGAAGTTACAAAAACTTACACATTCCGTAATAGCTTCCCTGTAAATGTAAGTCAAATAGAACTCAGCAACGATTCTGAAAACACAATCGAGGAGTTTGAAGTTGAAATGAGATATACATACTGGGAGTCGTCTACAACTTCTTGATCATAATTAGAGCGCCGCATGAACGGGGCCATATTAAATAAGAAGAATTATGGGGCCTTAAAGGCCCCTTTTTTTATCCCCTAAATAGCTATACATAATTAAAGGTTTATACCATGGCCAATTCAGATACAGATGGATTCAATTTATTTGGTTTCACAATAAAAAAGAAAGCTAAAGAGGAAAATGATATAGCTATATCATTTGTCCCACCAGAAGATGATAGTGGCACTACCGTTGAAGCTAGTGGTGGGCATTACGGCTACCAGGTAGACTTTGATCAAACTAATGTAAAAAGTGATAAAGAGCTTGTGGCGAAGTATCGCGATGCAGCTCAAACTATTGAATGCGATTCAGCTATCGAAGATATCGTCAACGAGGCTATTGTGTCTGACGCTACATCAGCCCCAGTAAATATAGTTACTGATGATCTCAAAGGTAATACTCGGCTGAAGAAGGTATTAGCAGAAGAGTTTGATAATGTTGTTAATATGCTAAACTTCAATGAAAGAGCCCATGATATATTTCGTCGGTGGTATATTGATGGTCGTTTATATTTCCACGTCATAATAGACGAAGCTAAGCCTAAGGAAGGAATCCAAGAACTGCGGCACATTGATGCTAGCAGGATGAGAAAGGTTAGAAAGGTAGAAAAAACTCGCAACGAAGAGTCTGGAACCGAGATGGTCAGTGGTGTTGAGGAGTACTTTATATACCAAGACTCATCATTGCAACATATGGAGGCAGGCCTAAAAATTAATGTCGATTCTATTGTATATGTCACATCAGGTGTTCTTGATCCTTCGCGTAAGTTTGTGCAATCATATCTACATAAAGCCCTGCGTGCTGTGAATCAACTACGAATGATGGAAGATTCCCTGGTAGTTTATCGGTGGGCTCGGGCCCCAGAAAGACGCATATTCTATATTGATGTTGGCAACTTACCGCGTGGTAAAGCAGAAGAGTATGTAGCTAAGATTATGGCTAAGCACCGTAATAAATTAGTATATGATGCTACTACTGGTGAAATGAAAGATGAGCGTAAGCAAATGAATATGCTCGAAGATTTTTGGTTGCCTCGCCGAGAAGGTGGTAGGGGTACTGAAATTGATACTCTACCTGGTGGCGACAATCTAGGGCAAATTGATGATGTTACTTACTTCAAAGAAAAATTATATGCATCATTGAATGTTCCTCAATCGAGAATGGAAAAGGATACTCCATTCTCGATGGGTAGAGCACAAGAAATTAGCCGTGATGAAGTTAAATTTCAAAAGTTCATATCTAGGCTGCGCCGCAAGTTCAGCCATCTATTCTTTGATCTCCTTAGAAAGCAATTGCTGCTGAAGGGTCTTATTAATGAAGATGAGTGGGATGAGATACGCTCTGATATTACAATTGATTATGTCAAAGATTCACATTATAAGGAAATCCAAGAAGCTGAACTACTCCGAGATCGCCTAACCAATCTCCGTGACATCGACAGCTATGTCGGTAAGTATTATTCATCTGAATGGATCCGCAAAAATGTATTGATGCAGACTGATGAAGATATTGCGTTAATTGATAAGCAAATTGCAGGGTCACCTGAGGATGAAGAGGACTATGACTTTACTAGAGCGCAGAAGTTTCAGTTAGATCCTATGACCGGACAACCACCTCAGTCTGATGAACCAGTCGACGCGGCGCCTGCTACACCAAAACCTAAGGACAAAGAGGATGACGCTGACGAAGATGCTGATGAGGATGATAAGAAGCGCGAGAAAAAGAAGGTTAAGGGTGATAATGGATCAGAAGAATCAGCAGCCAAAAAAGAAGAGTTAGAGCTTCTTAAAAGTGTAAGTAATTATTTGAATTCGTGAGGATGCATTATGAGCAATACAGCAACAATAGTAGCTATAGCTCTATCAAAGAAGTTAAAGGAACAATTCGATGATAAGTTAAGCAAAATTGCATCTAAGATGGATTCTATCGATGAAAATTACTCAGCGAAGATCGACAGCATTAACGAAAAAATCAACGCTCCGGTAGAACCTATTGTTGGGTTAGATGGCCCACCTGGTGAATCTGGAAAGGATGGCGCACCTGGCGAATCTGGAACTGATGGGAAAGATGGAGTTGACGGGAAAGATGGAGTTGACGGGAAAGATGGAGTTGATGGCCCTGCCGGGAAAGATGGAGTTGACGGGAAAGATGGAGTTGATGGGAAAGATGGAGTTGATGGTGTCGTCGGACCACAAGGACATACTGGCGCGAAAGGTGAGATAGGAAGTCCCGGCGCGCCTGGAATAAATGGCAATGATGGAGTTAAGGGTGACAAAGGTATCAAAGGTATCAAAGGTGATATTGGGCTTGCTGGATTGCATGGTAAGAATGGTGATCAAGGAGTTCAAGGTAAAGATGGATATAACGGCAAACCTGGACGCAACGGGGTGGATGGAAAGATGGGCCCTGCGGGGGCCATAGGTAAAGCTGGATTGAGGGGGCCTAAGGGACCTAAGGGACCTAAGGGAGATGTACCAAAGGTTGATGGTTTTGTAGATAAATTAACAAAAAAAGTATTTGAATCATTCGAAAAGTATAAGCAAGAATCTAGATTGCATATAAATAAGATGATGTCAGAAGCCGCAAATAAGCAAATGAATCCATGGATGGGAATGGGCGGTGGCGGTGGATCATTTAAGATTCTCGACAACTCTGATGTACAGAAAATTGCTCGTGATAGACTGTCTGATAATACAATATTGATATATGATACAGCCTTACAGAAATTCAAAGCAGTTGAATTATCAGACGTTATAGGTGAAATCACAGGAGCAGTTGAAATGCAATATGATAAGCGCATCGAAGAAGTTGGTATATATACATACATTGGTGAAGCAGCCCCAGGATCTGCCACTGTTGATAATGTGTGGAGAATAAAGAGAGTTAAAGAGAATGCAGATGGATCAACTGATATACTTTGGGCTGATGGTGATTCGAGTTTTAATACAATATGGAACAACAGAGCCTCATACTCATACTAACACTCAAGCATAACAAAATATTTCGGAGACACGCAGCATGAGCTTTTCGTTAAGTGGGTCAGTAATAACACAATCAGGTAATCTATAAATGTCAGTTTCGTATGGAAGCAACATAGTAACAATAAACGGTTCTTTTGCTGACGGTAACGCATCAATATCAGGTACTACTCTCACACGCACATCAGGTACAGTCACTAATTCAAATTGGATTGGTAGATTAATTGCTTTTGCCCCTTCAACTTCTACTTCAACAGATACACAAG